CACATCGCTATCGACAATCTTTTATCCAGAAACCATCCCTATCCGAACTGAAACAGTTCTCAGCGATGACCACTTTATTGTCGAGACCATATGCGATTCTTCGAAGATCAGGGTGTATGGAGCATTCGGAGAATCATGGTCAGAAGATGCAACAAGCAGAGCAATAGCACTCAATGAATCATGGGCCTCATTGCACTCTTCGAGCATTGGGTCGACTCGCATCCTCAGTGGAGTATATGCCTTCGAAACCATGCGCGAGAGCCGGAGATCTGCAAACGTGCAAATGTACGAGTACATCTACCGGATGGCAAATCCGATGAGCGACGCCATATCTGAGGACCATGCATGCGCTGACATTGCAGCACTGTACTGGTACAAGTACAAGTCGTCTTACAAGCGGAAAACTTCAAAGAGGAAGTCCTTGAAAGAATCTTATCTCTTCGAATTGAGCTTGCAAATCGATGGCATGTCACTCTGATGCTATTCTATAAGCATCAATGACATCTTCGTCCCTGTAGAGAAGTTCTGGAAATCTTTCTTCTCCAATGTCAGCAACAACTGCTTGAAATATCTTTAGATTCTTTATTTTCACAGGTGCCTGAAAGACAGACGAAGATAAGTAATATACTAACGTTGTCAGCTGAAATCTCCTCAGTTTCATTCTAGCATTGTCTCTTAGTACATCGTCGAGAGACTCTAGAGATTGCTTAAATGTAACCATTTGAAATCCAAGATATGACTCGTACTTTTCCTCTGACAATTCATAGAAAGCCTTGTCAGCAAACATCTTGTATGCCCAAGAAGCCATTGCACCATAAGATTCAACGTCATCTGCGTAATGTTTTTCGAACACATTTTTGACTATTGAATGCAATATATTCTCTTGAGCTCCTATCAGCATTTTCTTAAGTGAGGGCTTATAAGTGCTTATCTTCGCAGAACAATGTACAGACACAATATCTTCTGGCAGATCAAAAACATCGCCTGGTGATATCTCAAAGTCGTTCACATCAAATTCTTCATCTGATTCCTCATCTTCTGATTTGAGTTCTTCCTCTCCAGAATCAGATTCTGAAGAGTCCTTTTCTGATGGAAGAGATATCATCGACGGATACCTTTTCAAATACACCATTCTCCAGTAATGACTGTCAAGTTCGTAATCGATGGCATCTTCATACTCTCTAATCTTGAGATTGTGTCCTTGTTTCTTGAACAACCGCGAGCTCAAAGTCCCTGCCGCTTCAAATAAAAAAGCATTTTTAGGCTCTTGGAAGAAGACTGCGTCTCTGCTTGAGAATAAGCCATCTCTAATAGAATATGCAGCTGTCTTTGTTCCGCGAATGTTTATCGATAGGTTCAGATAATCCTCGTCTAAAAAGACATGCTCACAAGTGAATTTTTCTATGTTCTTTTTCTTAACGAACTTGTCGTCTGCTAAGTTTATTGTCCAATCTGCCACAAGATCTCCCAATCTAATCAAGCGAGAAGGAGTCAAAATTACACGGGTAGAGTGGCCAGATTGTTTCAACACCATGTAGTGTTTTTTAAACCCTAGAGCTTCTAACTTTTGGAAATGGTCTCGCGAGACTTTTCTGGACAAAACCTCTATGGGGTTGCAGGATGTTCTATTCTTCTCAGTGAATGAGGTTACCATTTTAAAGACATCAGTCAGATCTATCGTAGAGTCAACAGTTGTGAAAGGAACTTTGAAAGTTGAATTTCCATTAGTCCTGACGAATCGAAACAAGCTGTAGTCTTTGATAACTCCAAAATCGATGTCTGCACCTCCTTCATAAGACTTCACCTTCCCTTTAGACAATTTTGATTTAGAAGCAAAATAGCAAAATTGATATCCACAATTGAATGTTTCTTCGGCTTCCTTAAATTCATGTGGCCTTGAACTAAACATAACTCCAAGAACGACAAATGCTTGAGTCAACGTGTGCGATGATAGTCCCATTAAAGTCCTAGTTATATCACAGGAGTCAAGGTAATCTTTGAATGAATTGTCTCCTTTATTGAGTCTTTTCACCTCGGAAATAGAAGACCCGCGGAGAATCTCTGTCATGCTTTCCACAAAAAGATCTATCGCTCTCTGTTCTTTTGTTGAAGAAAAAATGTCCCGAATACGTTTCTTCATGTATATAGCTATGGAGCTCATGGTGCGTATGATTTCTGAAGAATCCTTGTCATCTTTACCCACTGTACTAAATGTTGACTGAGTTATCCCTCCATTGAAAGGTGTTTGTAAAACAGTGTAGACTCTGCCATCTCTAATAGTACGTGCAAAATGGTCGGAAAGAAAGACTGAATCAAATGTATCAGCTCCAACAGAGGTCTTGACCATTGTACTCCCCCTAGAATATTTTCTTAGTGACGTCATAAGATGACCAAAGAGAACTTTCATATTCTCGGGAGTTGTTTTCCCAAATAACTCTTCTGTTGTTGACTCTAATGTGTCCATTAGGTAAGGGAAACGCCTCTTAATCTTTGAGAAGTCTCGAGCAACATGTGAAGATGATTGAATGTTCAGCATGCCTCCATCTCTAGCGACTGGAAACCACATATGCATAATTACCTCCGAAGGACTATTTTTGGTGCGAAGATTGAACTTTGCTGTTGACAAGTCCTGCCATCTGCTCTTGTAGACTGCGTTGACGTATTGTTTCGAACCGTCGATTGTTAAGAGGGTTGATGACGAAGCAAATCTATCTAGTTCAGCAATTTTTGGGCTTTCTAAAATGGACAATCTAAATTCTCTTTCAAAAGAGTCTTTTGAGTCAATGTCGTGCACTTTAAGTATAAGAGTCTTCGCACATTCAGCAAAAGTGAAGAACTCTACATTGTCCGGGTCGTATTTGCCTATGTAACAGCATTTAGAACTAGCGTTCTTTGCCATTCTTACAAGGTTGCTAAAGTCCGATGCATACGACATGGACAGCTGAGAAGAGAAAGAAAATACCTTAGATGCTATTTTTGTACATAGCAAGAAAGGCTGTTTAGGAGATACAAAAGGCAAATAAATGTTCTCTTCCAGTGTTTTTGCAACGTTTTCTTTGCTAAATCCTTTCGATTCCAAATGATCTCTGATAGATTTTATCTTTGATATCATTCGAATAGAAAAGCTTATTCCGACTCTGGATATACCAGGCAAATCTGCATCATAGTCTGTGTCTGTGAAAACTTGATATTTCGACTTATCGTCTGGACAAGTGATGCTTACGAGTGCATTCTTTTCTAGAGCATTCCCAAATCTATACACTTTGAAGTAATGCGACTCGATCGGTCCGGAAAGAAGCTCTACATTCGTCAAAATTGGATATCCTCCGCACTCAAGTGGTAGAAACTGTCTGTCAACACCGAATACTTCTACTGAATTTTTCCCGCCTACTTGTGTTTGATACATTCCGTCAATGAAGCGACGCGATGTCATCTGGAAAAAGACCAATAGTGTATTTGAGTAACCTTCTCTAGCTAGCGTGCTCAAGGATGAGACAGCCTCGCATACATCGCTCTGGTATGACATTGCTTTTCCTACAGTTGAAAGGCTGTTCACATCTGTGAAGGATCTCGAGACAGTGCAACCATCATATATGAAATTTGAATTGACTTCTGCAACCCACTTCGATATCACTGATTTCTCAGCAGATCTCCAGATGTTGAATAGCTTACCGACGAGCCGATTCACGATCGAGAAAATGCGAACGCTTTTCTTGAACTCTTCGTCTATATCTTCAGATTTCCTAAGTCTAATAGAAATAGCGTCAAATTTGTCGTCAGATCCACATAACGATTTTATCCAAAAACGTTTTGGGTAAAGCTTCTTAAGAACAGCTTTTGTGAAACGCACTCGAGCCACCGCTAATGTTGACGATGACTCGTGCAGAATTCCTTGCATCATCCCGTGTGAGATTCTAGCGACAATCTCACCAGAAGATTTAAATTTGAGAACATACTCTTTAAGGACATCATCTTCTTCGATTATGTAATCGCTAGACCATTTTTCATAGATTGATTTTGGTATCTCAATAGTTTTATTCTGCATTTTAAGTGCTATTAAGATCAAGTTTTCCCGACAGTTTTCTATATCTCCTAGACATGTTGATGTGACTAAAGCCAAATGTATAGCTTCTAGACTAGGCCCCCATCTGGAGTTGTCTTCATTATTGTATACTGTTCTGTATACGTAATCGTCTGTTTTTTTGGTTGCCATCATTTTTCTCGATTCTGACACTATTTCTGACTGCAAGAAGAATTTCTTTGTGTTTGTCAAAATCTCTTCGTCTAGGACCAAGTTGACTTCTTCAGAGCATCTTTCAAAGATGAATGTGCAAATTCGTGTTTCAAGATCTTGAATAGCTATTTCTCTATGACCTCCCAACTGTGGTTTTGGAAACATAGTGAACCAGAAGTCAGACAGATCTTTTTTGAGAACGTACAACTCCTCTGTGTTAGTAACTTTCTCGTCGTTTATTGCGTCGAAGTAAAGCTGTATTGCCTTCGATTTTACGTCTGACTCAAAGCATCTTGTGTTCACTAATTGATTCATGAACTCATAGAAACGGTATCGTGAATCGCTTTTGCCCTTTGCGCTCCACTGTTCTATTTTACGCTTTGAATATTTCTTGTTTACTTGCTTCTCGGTGCCTGTATCCATATTTAGCTTTGGGACTGATGTGCGAGATACTACAGCTGCTTTGTTTGTTGCCATAGTCTCTAGTGAAGTCTTGATATTTCCATACTTCAAATTATGAGAGATTTTCATCATATTCTTTTCGCTAGTTGACTTGACTAAAAGTGCTCCGTAATGGATCGCTCTTAGAGAAGCTGTGCCAGCAGTTTCTTTGCTCTTCAAGATATCATACTCTAGAAACGAGTCTCCTAAATTGTAACCAAACCTAAACCACTCATTTGTCTTTTGAGCTTTTTCTATCTTTAAATGTGTGTCTACTAGCTTCTTGAAAGCAGCAACCATAGCATGATAATGGTTTCTTAGTTCTCTAGAGACAGAATGTGATATGTAGCACTCGTTCAACGACTCCTCAAAAGACGAATGACATCCTGGCCCGAACAATCGTTTCGTAGAGCATATCGATCCCTGCCGGAACTCTTTACCTGTGTCTAATAGATTCTGAAGTTGTATCTTCAGGTCAGATGACATCGTCGTTGTAGCAAGCCACTCAACACTATTCTTGAGGAGCTCTTTGACAAAATACAGCTCAAGAAGACTTCTTATAGGTCCACATAATTTTTTGAACATGTTGACAAGACTTGCTTCATAACCCATTAGAGACATAAGAATGTAACGCGATGAAAACATGAACTCAGATACAGAATACGAATTCGAAAAACGAAGAACTGTGTTAGTGAAAAAGACCTGCTGATAATCTTCCACGGTCTTGATTCCGAACTTCACAATATGGGAGAACGTTGTGTCTAAGGTCGCTTTGTGGATTTTGATATAATGTGCCAATTGGATGCCAGTGATTCTAAGTGGATTCATTATCAAGTAACGACTTGCTCCCACAACAACGATTTTGGATTTTGAACTAGAAGTGAAAGGGAAGTCATCGGCTTCGTTTAATTTCTTGACGATCCAGACTACTCTGCTAGCTCTTGGAGAAGAGAGGTTTTCTCCACCAAACATTAATATGAAAATGTCTAAGCACCCCATCGAGCTAACACATATTTCACCTTCCCTTGTGGTCTCTTCGCCTAAGAAAGATAGCTCTTGCCACAACTTCTCATAAAATTCGCTAAGAGCAAGGCAATTTTGCCTTTCATAATCAAGGAGTGTAGTTGAGATTTCTAGAAGGGATATGTTCAGACACTGATCTATCACAGACCAATCTGTTGTTCTGTCAGAAATGTGGCAAAATGATTGATCCCAAGTATGATTGGATCCGAGAAACCACTTTTTGAGATTCTCAACCTGAACAAGGCTTGTGTCTAGAGAAAAGAAGGAATCTTGCTTGTACTGTTTTTCAGTATCCTTTCCGAATATTTCAAGATAGCCTATTCCTGTTTCCTCTGCCAAGAGAGTTTTCGTCTCTTTTGTCCAGAATTTTGGTCCTAATTTTATTTTCCTTCGTCCACATATTGCCAAGTCGTTCTCTTTTATAGAGTTCTTCTTATAAGACTCGAACTCTTCAAACTTCGCAAGCTTCTCTGGAGCAACTTTCTCGAGAGTGCCTCTTAGAGCCTTTGACATCCGTTCAGGACAATCTGTACCAAAATTGAACCATTCTTTTTCTTGTTCAGAAAAAGTGTGTTCTTGGAGCCTGTTCATTATCCTGAATATAACAGAAG